GGAATATAAACCACCTGCTGCGCCTGCTGCGCCGCTGCCAAGCTTAGCAAACTTACCCAACTTACCCATGGTCTTACCCATCCCATAAGCTCCCTTTCCACCACCAAGTAAACCCGCACCCATCCCTAACGCATTTACACTTATAGCCAAACTCAGCATAGCAGGGGCTATGGCAACGATTCCCTTATGAATATCGGGTGCCTTCTCCATGAAGAAATCGTCAGCATTCTTCCTAGATTGAGCAATTGACTTTTGCAAGTCAGCTTCACTCATTCTCATTTCAGAGGTGATCTTGGTTTCATTTTTCATGGCTTTTGCTAATTGTAGAGTAGCATTATACTGCTGTTCGGTCATGTCAAGTAGTTTGGCTGAACGTGCAGCCAAACCAGACTTAAAATCGCTCTTTAGCATCTGCTCATTAACCTTTAGCACCTTAGAGAATAAAGGATTAAGGTCAGCGATTTCCAACATCCCCTCAGTAACCGCGTTCATTGCCCCTGTCGTACCTCCAAGAGCCTGCTTTCCCATATTATCAAGAGTAGGTAAGATCATCCCCATTACCATTTCTATTTGACTTTTCATGCCAACCCCCACACGGCCTTGGAGTTCTTTGGCAACCTCAGACATATTACCCACAGCTTCAGTTCCAAAGAAAGACAGTGCGTTTAGATTCTCAGCCATTGACTCCATTGTTTCAATTAATCTGTCATTTGAAATAAGGTAGTCTTTACTTATTTTCCTATTTGTTTCAGCGTTCTTATTAACAGCCATAACGTCGTTACCTGTTATAGCAAGTAGCTGGGTGTTCACGCCTATGAGAGCTTTAGTATTCTGACCTGTCATGCTCATCTCATCATTAAGATGATTCAACTGTTCAGAATTAACACGAATGCCAGCTTCAAAATTAGAAATTAAATTTTCCGATGTCTGTTCGAAACTAGCTTTTCGATCCGTCAGAGCTTTAGTATTAGCCTCTAAAAACTTATTATAAGTTGTGCCCGTAGCTAAACTACGCAATTGATTTTTATCAAATTTATTAATAGCCTCCGAGAACTTATTAGTAAAGTTATAGGACGATATTAAAGATTCCGATAAACCAATTAATGACTTATTATTACTTTTGATCAGCCGGTGAGTTATGGTCTCATTCTTATCTGAGGATTCCAGGGCCTCTCTTAGTTTCCTAATCTCTTCCTCTAAATCGTCATTACTTAAAGCCATTACAGAATCACCTTATAAATATCTCTTAAAACGGTAACTTTTAAAGTTCTAAACTTATCACCGAAATTCATGCTTTTAACTTTAGCGTAGGTTGCGGAATTATCTTTACCGTACATAGTATTTAGTAGCTTATCAAAAGAAGCGTCATCTAAAGACTCACACACCAGAACATTATAAAGGGGGTTATCTAAGGTAGACAAGAAAATGCCACTTGAAGTCCTCCTTGAACTCACTACTATTCCGTGTCGCCTCGCCCCTCCATACGTAAATTCAATTAAATTTCCTGGGCGCAGCCCCAAATATGAAGTCTCATCCACAGAATATCTCCCAAACCTCAATAATCTTTTGGCTAGTAAACTGGTCAATCCTCTATTCATTGTAATATACTGGTAACTCTAACATATTTAGTGTTTTTACTGAGGTCTAGCTCCCTATTACAATTTATAAGATATGAATACATTAGAAGAGGATTTAGTCGAAACTATTGATTTGCTTAACTTTACGTTCTCCAGTGACTTTGTGGATAAATGGAGTTTTAAATACGGAAAGAGATTACCTAGCCTTTATCAACTTAGACTGCTTAAGTCTCTAGACACAAGAAAGCCTCTAAAGCTACAGACCGTATATAAGTTCTTAGTGGTCGATTCAGGATTTAATGAAGAACTTATAAAAACCTTCCTAGAAGATATTGACTATGAGATCTACTTTCCTATAATCAAAGGTCAACTAGGAGACTTACAATGAATCGTGAAACACAAAAGATATATAAAGCAATTGAAACGTCAAAAAACGGTATTGAGCCAATTAATTACGGTGAGCTTGATGACTTAACAAGATTTGGAGCAATTGCTTTCATTATCTATCTTGCCTATCGCTATGCTGTAGGGGCTTAACCCTTCTTCTCAGCAGCGATCTTCTTTTTTAGTTCCTTCTGCTCGTCAATCCTCTTGCAGACATCCGTCTCAGAGTGAAACCTTGGGCACGCTTCTTTGTACTCGCACCAGTCACAGAAGATATTCTCTTGTGCCCAGAACTCATCCTTCTTCTTCTTACGGATCCTCCAGACCTTTTCGATCTGTTGTTTCTTCCATCTATCAATTTGGAAACGTGAGAACTTAACGGCTACAAAGTTACCTGTAACTGGGTAGTAGTGAGCGCAGTAAATCTTTTCGTAGGGAACGTCGTAAAGCTTATGAATTGCCCATGCATATCCCTTCAGTTGATTGTCATCCATTAGAGTCCTCTTCTTCTTTTCCCTCTTGGATGTCTTGTAGTCGATAACTAAATATCCTCCGTCGTTACCTTTAATTACACGGTCGATAACTCCGATAAAAGTTATGTCATTTTTCTCATCCAAAGGAACACTTACCATTTGCTCAGTAGACATGGTTTCACCCATCTTCTGATTCCATAGTATAAAGTTCTCTAAGCAGGACTTCATCCTGTCATTCTCATGGAATGGGACCTTGTAAGTGGGGCGTTCTTGTTCAGCTATCTTCAAGAGGGACTTCATGTCCTTCTCTTTGTATCCAATCTCAAAGATCTTGTGAATGAAGGATCCGAAGTTCAACGCATCCTCATTCTTAGCTCCGAAGCCCGGTAATCTTTCTATATATCTCAGCTTGTATTTCCATAGGCACTGGTCTATGATGTCACTGCGAGAGGCACTAATATTATTTATAAACATGGGATCCGATTCTTTCATTAGAAAATACTGTTTGGACAAGTTTCACTCTAATTATAGACTTTGTAGCGACGATACAGAACTAGTAGTTCCATCTATCTTCGTGAAAGATGACTATAAGAGGCACATGTCCATCAATACAGAAACGGGCCTATGGCGTTGTTTCAAGACTGGTGAGGTAGGCAACTTCCTTAAACTATACTCCAACCTAGAGAAGTGCAGTTACCGTGAAGCTTATGAGAAGTTCGTCTTCGAAGACTTCATGAACTCATACTCTACCCCTAGGAAGTTTGAGGAGTTCGATCCTGATAAGATCGAGTCTAACCTTGAGGAGTCAGAACATTTTAAAGTAGTTGAGGATCATCCTCTGATTCAATCCCGCATGTTAGACCAATTTAAGTTCTACATTGCAACGGGAGGCAGGTATCGGGGCAGGTTAATTATTCCTTTCATTAACCGCAACAACAAGCTGTTCTACTTTCAAGGTCGAGCCTTAGGCGACGAAAAGCCCAAGTATTTGAACTGCAAGAATCTTAGAAGCTCTCAAGTCCTATACCCCTTTGATTATGGCTCTCAGGAGCCTCTGTACATCACTGAGGGAGTCTTTGATTGCCTAAGCCTACAGGCAGTAGGGTTGAACGCAACGACCACTCTAAGCTGTTTTACGAGCCGTGATCAGATGCTACAACTGAGTCAGTATCGTGGTCCTCTCGTCTGCGCGTTTGATAGTGATGAGGCAGGAACTAAAGGCCGTAAGAAGTTCATGGATCTAGCTCACTGGATTAGGAGAGATGATTTGCTCACCGTTGTCCCACTCCATCCCTTCAAAGATTGGAATGAGATACTAGTTAAGAAAGGCCCTGATTTCCTAAAAGACCAAGCAGAGAAGACTCTAAAGCTTGACCCCCTTTACATCCAGTGCCTAGCGTATGATAAAGGCCATATCATTTGATACGATTGTTTGATTCAACGCATTAAACTTAAGCCTAGCAACGTAGGTGCCTGTCATGGAACCTAGCGTACCATCCAGCAACTTAGGGTGAGTCTTTAGAGCTTCAGTGTCAAAGTTAAATATAATCGTATTCTCTGAAGTGGTATCCATTACCCCTGAAGTCGCAGAGTAACCTGAAACTTCTACCCTAGCATCGAGGTTGCGATCTTGGTTCTTCTTGTAAATCTCAAGCATTGGCTGAGTAACCAACGACTGCTTGAAAAGGTTTGTAATGCTACTATCGATATTAGCATTCTCAAGGGTGAACTCGTTTGTAAACTTAAGATCAACCTTAGAGCCTAGAACTAAGAAGTTATTCTCCAGTCTAGTAGCAACCCGGAAAAGTAACGGCTCTGTAACACCAAAGAACCTGTCTTCCGTTAACGTAAAGTCATTTATGATCGTATCTAGGTCAGATCCTGCAACTCTCTTTACCGTCCAAACGTCAATGTAATCTCCGGTAGAAGATACTCTGTTTGCGATGTTTGTATCACCGGACAGGTTGAATACTCCAAACGGAACAACGGAGTTTGTATCTAAGACGCAAGCATACTTGCCTGTATCGAGCTTATAGATTCCAGAGGAGTCAGCATCAGCCCCGTAGTTGGAGGCATCAAATATTCTATCCGAGGTAAGAGACGCGCTATTGGAGAAATTCATCAAAACACTTCCTGTGACAGAAGCCTTTATCTCTCCTTGTGGCGTTATTACCGAACTAGGGGATTGATTATCAGAAGCGGCAAATACAGAAACTGCACTAATCGAATGAGGGTCAACATACTGCCCATCATTGATAAAATACATTATGAGAGCAGTCGGACCCAGCACTGTAGGTCTTTCATGTCTTGTTGTAACTTCGTTTCCGTTGATTTTCATGCTAACTCTCCATCTTCTTTACTTCTTCGGTGTAAAAATTAATAAAGGTTAAACGCTCTTTTTGAGTCATACCCTTCACATCCGAATAAGTTAATCCAACTTTATTTACTAATATATACGCTTGATAAAGAAGATCCTCTGAGGATAAACTGGTAGTTAGCTCACTGAAAAAAAAGACACGTCCATCGGGACTGACATAGTCTCCGAATGGCTACATTCTGGACACTCGAAGATAAACCTAGGATTAACCCCAAATTCCCCCTTGTTAATCTCAGAAATGAGCTTCTTAATGTCTTGAATGTGCATACGCTTTAAAGCCTTTGAAACGAACACTGGGTCAGGATTATCATTAATTGAGACTATAAAACGATACAAGTTCTTGTAAACGTCTTCAGGAGTCGAAAGGAATACCTCCTCCTTACTACGGGGAAACCTGACCTGGGCCTTCACCTTAAGCTTGGGAAGATTAATTTCTCTGGGATCTTCTAACTCATCAGGAACCTGAGTCATATTCAGGTGCTCAGATAAAACTAAGGAAGTTTTAATCTCAGAAGCGCAAGCGGGGCAAGTAATATTAAAGTCATAGCTCTCTCCATAGGATACCTCTCTAACCTTCATTAAAAGATACATCTTATCCATAGATAAGAGATCATCAACGTTAACCCCTATCACTGACTTCTCAAGAAGCTTAGATACAATATCCGTGTTTCCATCTTTAACACCGAGTATCTTCTGTTCATCCAGGAAAGTTAAAGGAGAAATCTCAACTCCTTGGAACCCAGGATAAAATTTACCTTTTGATGGTAATTCAGTTATCGCCATCGCTTCGTCGCTACAATCTACAAATAGCGCATTTAAGGCATCTTCCCGAGGGTCTCCCGAGTTTCCTACAATTTGTTTGTTTTTACTCATAAACTACCTTTATATTGACACTTACTATTATAGTGTATGAGGATTACGGTAGGTAATTTAATGTCCACCCTGGAAACAGATAACCCAAAGATTATATCTGCTTTAAGGGATAAGTATGCATTCAATGTTCCAGGTCACGAGTATTCTCAAGCATATCGAAATAGACGCTGGGATGGCAAGAAGAGATACTTTGGAGCTAACGGTAAGTTTAGGACTGGGCTTTTATCTCGTATATTAAAAGACTTAGAAGCAATTGGAGTAGAAGATATAGATTGGAACAATAAGCCTGAAGAGGTTGAACCCTTTATCCCGAGGGTTGAAAACTTTGAGTATCGTGAATACCAAGAGAAGGCAATATATGAATGCCTTAAAAAGAAGAGGGCAATCATTGATAGTCCTACTGGGTCAGGTAAGACCCTAATCATGGCAGGCTGTGTTGCCGCTCTTCAACACGGAAATGATGATCTTCACGCTATTGTATTGTTTAGAGAGAAAGGTATCCTGAAACAAACTTACGAGTTCTTCAAGAAGTGTGGAATTAAGAATCTAGGATTCAACTCAGGGGAGGGATTCGTAGAGGGAAAGATTATGCTTTCCACAGTTCAGAGTATTGAGAAGGTAGTAGATTCCCATCTTAAAACATCTGAACTTCTCATGGTTGACGAAGCGCATCAATTCTGCAACGGGGAAACAACCATAGCAGCCGTTGAGAGCTTCCCTAATGCCCTCTACAGGCTCGCATTCACTGCTACGCCACCCAGAGAGGTATCTAAGACTGTGAACGCTAGGATGGTCTTAGAGGGCGCATTTGGTTCTGTGTATACGACTAGAACGGCGGAGGAATTAATCAAGGATGGAAGTCTAGCTAAACCAATTATTCAAGTTATTGATAATGCCCCTGTGTCATCTGTAGATTCTAAGCTTACCTATCTGGAAGTGTATGATCAGTATATCGTTAACTGTGACACGCGAAATGATAAGATCAAAACTGTTGTATCTAAAGTGTATCGTTCCAATCCAAACGCTAAGATTTTAATTTTAGTAAAGAATCTCAAACATGTTGAGAACCTACAATCCAGGATAAAGAATTGTTACACTATCGAAGGTAAGGATGATATTGGCAGCAGATACGATATCATTAAACAATTCGTAGACGATAAGAAGCCTGCTACGATTGTAGGAACCAATGTCATGCAGACAGGTATCAGTATTGATGAGATTACCCACATGATTAACGCTAGAGGGCTAACAGGTGAAGTTCCAACACTACAAGGCTTAGGACGTGGTATAAGAAAAGCCGAGGGTAAGGATACTATGTATTTCTACGACTTCTATGATCGGATGCCCTACTTAGAGCAGCATTCTAAAAATAGAATAAACCATTACAAGAGATTAAAGTTTGAGGTAAACAATGTCCGATTCTAATATTATAACTAGACAAGCTCAGGTTGACACGATCAACAACATCACAAAAGATCAATCCAATATGATTGATGTTTGCATAGATACTTTGAAAGATATCAAAGATCAGAAGAATATCGATGAGGCTACCTTGAGGAACCTTACAAGTGTCATGAGAGAAATGGACTCCCTTCGAGAACTTTTCTATATCCGACTATTCAACTCACTTAAACGTGGTGATATACTTTTAGGTTAGACTAGCTGCCTGCTCGCCATGCGGGTACTAAAGTCCCCCCATCGCCTACTGCGACAAGTTTTAATATAAAACCTGCGCTGGCTCCTGCCGTTGTCACCCTATCAAGATCCCCATTACCGTCAACATAAATCATATCTCCCGCTCCCAGTGTTCCTACCACGTCTTCCAAAAGCTCTACGAGAGTCTTTAATCCTGGTGCAGGAGTTGTGCCCTCAAAACAAACTATAGACCCTGAAACACCTGAAGTACTCGATACCGATGACGCACTGTTTGTAAATAACACAGAGTTCGCGGGTGTACCCTGTAATATTGGATTACTAGTAAACGTCTTGACACCCGCAACAGTCTGACCCCCTGTTGTCTTTACTACAGTTGAGTCATCAGCATAAGTAGTCCCAGCAGCTATATTATAATTCTCATTAGATAGAATCTGTGCAAAAGTCTTGAATGCTGGTGCAGGGGTTGTACCTTCAAAATAAACTATAGATCCTGAAGCACCTGAAAGGCTTGAAACCGATGAAGCACTATTAGTAATTACAAGGGAGTTTTTATCCACATTTGATAGGGTTGCATCTCCATCAGTTGTAAATACAGTATCCCCAACAGTTAGAGTGCCTCCGACAACTACGTTACCATTAGAGTTAGTGATAGTAGTATTCCCTACAGACAAATCACCAGTAGAGCCGTTAATAGTGGTGTCACTAGCTATCGCTAAGTTACCATTAGTATCGATATTAGTGCTTGTTATTCCGAAGCTATTCGCTCCTTGAAAAGTATTATTACCAGCTAAAGTATTATTACCAGCTAAAGTAGGAT